GAAAGAAAAAGTAATGAGGTATAGTGCAAACCTACCAATAGAAGAACAACGTAGACTCGATCAACTACATCTGGGTATGGGTTCGAGTAATTCATATAGAGAAGGAGGTGTGGCTTCTGTAAATCCTTTTGCCCAATCTTTGTTTCCAACACCAGCAATATTACCTTTTGAAGAGGCTCTTGTCCAAGATGATCCACGTAGGCAAGTTTTAGACAGACCCAAAAAAAGCTATGAGAATGAAGGAGTAAGACCTCAAATTCCTGGGGGAGAATTCGGTACGGACCTACGCTTTAATGGTGAAAGTATCGGAGCAACAGTAATGGGTTATCATAGACGACCCAAAGCTGGGGGAGGATATGAATATCACACTACTGGTAATTCTGCCGATGCGTTACCTCGTGGTGGAGGGTGGGAATTTTCTAGTCAACCTTGGCCTGATGATCCAAACTATTACCTTAAGGATGATCCCAATCCTATTGTAATGCCTCAACCTGAAGTTATGCCTAGACCTGGATCTATAACGTCACCTCTACCAAAAGTGCCTACTGGTCCAGATACCGCACCAGATCCTATATTCGAGTATCCTCCTACAGTACCTGAAGTTATGCCTAGCCCTGGTACAACAATGCCTCAACCTGGATATCCGTTGCCAGGACCACCTAATAGACCACCTCCTGATTTCCCACCATTCGTAGCATTACCAACAGGACAACAACAACAAGAACAACAATCAGGTTATACACGTAGAGACAATGAAAAAATTAGACCACCATCAATACAACTATCAAGAAAACATGGTGGATCGCTAACACAAACAGTTCAAAACTTATTAAGAAATTTATCATAAGGAGACAAATATGAATAACACAACAACTGCTGTTGTAGCGCAGCCGGAAAAACCTCCAGTAGAAGATATGGGTAGCCCTTGGGTAACAGCAGGAATTATTATTGTTGTTGCGTGTGTGGCTGGTTATGTCGTCTGGAAGAAGTTCTTCAAGAAAGCAAAGGAGAAGTAAGATGCCTGGACCGCATACACTTATTAAACGACCTCATAATTTGGAAGAGATTGTGGGTAAACCAACAGGACAAGGCTATGGTGCTGCCCGTAAAGGACCAGATGTCAAGGGACCACCACAGGATGTCGTTGTTGATGAAGATTATCAGCAAGGGAAATCCTTTAAAATAGAGGATTAGATATGGCTGATAAACCAAAACGCAGATCAAAAGTAGTTAGTCCTCTTATTAGAAAGGCTATGACTGATGCACAGCTATTAAAAAAGATAGATAATAATGAACCACTTACTCCTGCTGAAAGAAAAAGAGGAAATGCTCTGGTACGAAAATTAGATCGTAAAGCAAGGCTTATGAATATAAAAAAACCAGGTCAAAAAAGAAAACAAAAAGCAGTATGGCTTGGTGAAAAAGATCCAGAACGAAGTGGTGTTGGAACAGTATCATTACCTAAACCTAAAAGGTCAGTGCCTAAATCTAAAAAAAGATTGCTTTCTGCAACAGCAGTTAAAGAGAATCCTAACGATAAGAAAGTGACTAAATTTTTAAAAAATAAATCTAAAACTAAAGAAAAATTTATACCACGGCCAAAACGAAAACCGAAACCTACTGATGATCTGAATGAAATGATTAAAAAGTTACGGGCAGAGTATGGACCGTTACCACCCTCAAAGGTTAAAAATCAAAACAATATTGTATCTACAGAAAAAAAAGATAAAACTAAAACAGTAGATATGCCAACAGGTAAAAGAAGTTTAAGAAGTATACGAGAAGAGCAGGAATCAGCAGGTGGTCGTTCTGGACAATCTCGTACAGACCGTCCTTTGACTTTAGGGGAATACTTTGGTAACTTGGAAGGAAGAAAAAGTACTGTTCAAACTCCTTTTGGTAATATTGAAATTGATAGTAGCCCTGAAGTCTATGATTATGATGTTGGTCATAAACACGGTGGTAAAGTAGGCAAAGGAAATAAAAAACCCAAGAGTCGTAAACGTGTTGCTTTACGTGGACATAGAAAAGAATTAAGAGGAGGTTGAAATGGTTGCTGGTAAGATTGCTAGTGCTATAGTTAAGGGCAGTACTAAAGGACGTAAGCGTAGAAAACGTGGTACAGTAGCGGCTACGACTGAACAAAAAGCTGCTGCTAGAAAGGCAGTAAAGGATGGTGCTGTAAAAAATCTTAGAGAGTTTAAAAAACTTTCTCCAAAAGAACAGGCTAAGTATATGCCCAAGACGGGAGGTGCTAAAGCTATAAGCACTAAACCTAAAGAAAAATATACCAAAGGTCAGAAAAAAGAAATTGAAAAAATAGCTGGAGTTAGGCTTTCAAAACTTAAAGGAATGTCCCCAACTCAACAGAGAGAATATTTAAAAGGCAGATCAGATCTTCCAGAATCTATTCCTCTTCCAAGTCGTAGGGCTACTGGACCAGATAAAGGATCTGTGGCAGGTCAAAAGGTTGAACAGGGACCACTATTATCTAAGGTTCAGCTTCCTGATAAAATGTCTAAAAAGCAAGCTCGTAAATTATTAATGGCTGGTAAAGCTAAAATAGTATCTGGTAAGGGTGGAAAGAAAAAACTGGTAGCTACTGGTGAATATGCTCCTGCAAAAGAAGTAATAGCAGAAGATATTCTAGGATCACCAGGAGTTCTTCCTTCTGGAAAAGAATTAGATGAGCTTATTTCTAGTGGCTTTGAAGTTCGCAGAGGAGGTGGTAAAGTATATAGACGAGCAGGTGGNGCNNTNCGTGGATGGGGTNNNGCTNNNCGTGGTTACTAAATGAGTGCAGCATTTCTNAGAAAGTATGAAAAGTCTGTAGAAGAAGGTTATNATGATTATACTTTGATAGACTACGATCAAGTTAAACCAGAAAAAGAAGATTATGAAACTTTTCAAGATTATATAGATGCTCTTTCTGATTATTTAACAGAGAAATATAGATATACACATGGTAGCAAAGCGAAGAAAAAGTAATATGAAAGGCATGACTATTGGAGGGGGCCATAAGCGGCCTACCAAGAGTGGTGCTGGACTTACCAAGAAAGGAGTTGCTAAGTATCGTAGGCAAAACCCAGGATCTAAGTTAAAAACCGCTGTAACAGAAAAGAAACCTACAGGAAAACGTGCAGCCAGACGTAAATCATATTGTGCCAGATCTGCTGGACAAATGAAGAAGTTTCCAAAGGCTGCAAAAAACCCTAACAGTAGATTAAGACAAGCTAGAAAACGGTGGAGATGTAGATGAAGAAACTAACGGTAAGACAACAAGCTACTTTAAAGAAACATGCTAAACATCATACAAAAAAACATATGGCTAGTATGAGATCAGCAATGCGAAAAGGAAAAACTTTTGGGGCTGCTCATAAAGAAGCAATGAAAAAGGTAGGAAGATAATGACAGATAAAGAATGTGATAATTGTGGTTGTGATTGCCACTGTGATAGAGAACAGTGTGACTGCTCTTGTAAGGTTTGTGACTGTAAGGAAGAATAATGGCTGTTTCTGGAACATATAACTTTAATCTGGATATAGATGAAGTAATACAGGAAGCAATGGAAATGATTGGGGGTGAAGATACTCTTGGTCATGAACCTGCTTCTGCCCGTAGATCAATTAATCTTATGCTTAAAGATTGGCAGAACAGGGGCATACTTTTATGGAGTACTGCTGTATCCAGTGTGACTGTATCTGCCAGTACAACGGCTTATGATCTTGCATCTACTACTATAGATGCTCTGGAAGTCGTACTTAATAGAGATGATACAGACATACAGCTTACTCGTATATCTCCTGAAGAATACCTTCTTATTCCCAATAAAACCCAGACAGGCAGACCTATGCAATACTCCATAAGGAGAGGTAGAGATAATCCTGTTATGTCTGTATGGCCTATTCCTGAGAACTCTACAGATGTTTTAAAGATGGAAATCTTTAGTGAGTTACAGGATGTAAATAAATCAGCCGATCAGAATGCAGATCTTCCTAAAAGATTTTTACCTCCTCTTACTTGTGGTCTTTCCTATTATATGTCTATGAAAAGACCAGGAGTAGAAGCCGGAAGAATACAAATGCTTAAAGTAAACTATGAAGAGAAGTTAGCAAGAGCTATGGAAGAAGATAGAGAAAGAGCCTCTATGCATATAGTACCTAAGTTGAGAGTTATTTAATGGCAAGTACAAAAAATGCATTAGCAATGTGTGATGTCTGTGGGTTTGTATATCCACACAGAGTAATGCAAATGAACAGTTATGGACTACTGGTATGTCCAGAAGATTTTGAAGGACAGTTTGATTTGAAGAACCATCCTCAGAACAAGATACCAGATGTCAGAGATAATCCAGCTATCCTTAATCCTCGTCCAGATACAGGCGGCAGAGGTTTAACCTGGAGTGAAGCAACTACCGCCTGGGGATCAACAGATAATTGGTGGAATACAATATGACAGACTTAACAAGCAAATTAATATCCAATACTTACAAACAGCTTATTCTGGTAAGTTCATCCACCAGCAATACTGGTGTTTCTACTTCCCTAAAGCCTGTATTAACAGGTGATGGAGCTACGACTGCCCTGAAGGTTGCAACAAATGCCATACAGATTAC